AAGCAGCATTTTTTTAATAGGAGAAATAACATGGCAGTATTAGGTGTAAGTTTAAGAATTGACGTAACAAAGATTGACAAAGAAAAGCTTTATAAAGGTGCTAAGGGTACTTACCTGGACGTAACTACTTTTATTGATACAGATACTCCAGACCAGTATGGTAACAATGGTATGGTAACTCAGTCAACAACACAAGAAGAGCGTGACGCTGGCGTTAAGGGTGCTATCTTAGGTAACAATAAAGTTTTTATGAACAAGGAAGCTGAAGCAACAAGTGCGCCTAAAGCAGCACAAAACACAATTGAAAGTTTTGAAGACGATGTCCCTTTTTAAATTTTTTACAAGGAAATTAAAAATGAATACTTCACAAGCTGAAATGATTTTGTCTCATTTGAAACATAAGCCAATAAGCGATACTGTGGCTAGAGAAAAATACGGATGCAGAAGGTTGGCTTCAAGAATAAATGATTTAAGAAATGATGGTTATAGCATTGAAACAGTTACAAAAAAAACTGTTAATAGATTTGGTAGAAAATGTACTTATGCCGAATATTATTTAAAAAATGATGGTTAGGTTTTAAAGGTTACACTGCCCTCAAGCGGCATATGCCGGCCATTGTAGTTTGGAATTGGTTCAGACTATAATGACATTGAGAACTTGAGGGTTAGTGTATTACATGTATTACTTATTCATTACATACATTGTAACTTCAAAGCCAAATCGCATTTCTGTAGCTGATGGTTTTGTCCACATAGTAGTAGTCCTTATTGGTTAATCAAGGCTCTATTATAGCAAGTATGTTAATTAGTTCTAACGATCAAACCCTTACAAAGGAGTAATGAAAATGATTAATTATAAATTGCATCAAGAAAAGAAAAAAAATGGTTGGTTAGTAGTTGGAGTATTAGTTTTTTTAGTAGGTTTAATTTGGCTTGGTGTTAATTCTGTTTCAGACAAAGTTTACCATTGCCATAAAAATGGTTACTTGTTTGAGTCAATGAATGAGTCAAAAAATATTTTTACTAAAACAGACATTAAATGTATTAGAATTGACAACATTAAGGAGAAAAAATAATGGCAGACAACATAAACCCTGAGCATTACAAGGCAGGCGGCATTGAGACTATTGAGTACTTGCAGGCAAAGTTAAGCAGTGCTGAATTTTATGGCTATCTTAAAGGCAACGCTTTAAAGTACATTAGCCGAGAAGGGCTTAAATCTGAAAAGCTTTCAGATAAGATTGAAGACTGTAGAAAAGCCCAATGGTACATAGAAGAAATGATTAAGGTTCATCAAACTGAAATAGCAGTCATAGAAGCCAAGCTTAAAGAAGATGAGTGGATAGAAGACTCGTTGTATGACGAAGATTAAAACACATAACCCTGTGTGCCATTTATGTGGCAAACAGGCCAGGATCTACCATCTTAAAAAATGGTGGTGCCATAACAATTTAGAAGCTGAAGGATATTGCAGTAATGTCAAAACAAAAGAAAGAAATAAAGGTTGAGTATTTTAAGGTTGAAGGGTACCCGTTTAGCATAACTTTTACACCAAAAGATAATGGTATGCAGTATCAGATTATGAATGAAATGAACTATAAGGTAATTAAAAAAGGAGAAGTATGAAATACGAGCCAATAAAAAATCAAGGCAATTTACATATGTATGAGCTTAATGACGGAACAAAGCTTAGGCGCTACGAAGTGTGTGATCTTATAGTAAAGCAGTTTGATGGTGATGCAAGGTTAACTATTCCAGAAGTAGCCGAACTTATAGGAATGGATGCTAAATCAGTTAATCATTTAATAAGAACTATTGTGACTAAAGGAGATTTGGTGTCAGAAAAAAAGCAACGGCATACTATATACGCCAAGCCTAACAGATCTATGTTGGAAGCTATATGGTTTCCGCAGCACAGCAAATTTATAGAGGAAGCAAAAAATTTAAAAGGCAAGAAGTACAAAGCCGAGCAGTTCCCTAATGTGCGAGGAAGTTTTACTACCCCACTAACAATGGGATTTATTAATTCTATATACAATAATAATTATGAGAATTGAAAGATTAATGGTAGTTTTAGAAGACTGGGCTAAGTACATGAAGAGTGATAATCATCGACTAGGCTATCCTAACAAAATTTCTTATATGTCTTCTGGTGGAGAGTCTACGGCAGATGTCTTTGATGATATGGTGAATGAAGCTGACAGCGAGAACGTCAAGATTGTTAATGCGTGTATCCATAGTTTGGAAAAGGACCAAAGAGAAGCGTTGTACGCTAGGTGGTTAGGCAGTAAGAAGCCTATGTACTATGAGTTGAAACTGGATTTAGCTATGGATAATTTACTTACTATGGTAGGTAAAAGAATTTACGCTTAGTTATTTATTTTTCCATATAATTTTTAACCAATATTTTAACTCTTCTATTCTTTTTGTATCTGTTAATTTTGCAAGAAATTGTCTTCTTTGTCCTAAACCCCACCTAGCAATTGTTTTTGCTTCGCAGTATCTCATATAGACCGAACTATAGTTATCGCTACCAGAGCCGTCAGGCAGCGTTACACCGCTTATATTTTTATGTATCTTAAGGTCAGTCATCCAGGTCAGGAATGTTAGCGTAAATGCTATCAACGATCAACTCTACATGAGAGCCATCATCCAACCATATTACCATTGTATCTTCGCCATACACCACATCAACAGCATCAATGGTTTTACCCACGATGTGTTCTGATATTTGTTGTATGTCCATTTCTTGTGTCCTTAAATGTTGATAACCGAGCTGTATTTTTTTGTTTCGTTTATTTTTCCCCATTTGCCGCAGGATTGACATTGTACTCTTACGTACGTTTTTGCTAGAGTCCGTAACGTTCCCCTTCTGTGTAGTTTTTTACCACCGCAATTCATACAAACTATATCGTCTGAATATATGTTGTGGTTAGGGTGAATTTGAATCCAGCCTTTGAGCTTGTCGTAGACCTGCTCTGTCAGGATAACATCATTACAATTGTACTTCTTCATTAACTTCCATGCTTTAGGATTTTTACTCATGCACTCAATCCATAACGGCATACCTTCGTGTGAGGTTTTTTGTCCTACACCAAGTTCTTGTGCTATGTAGTCTAGTTTGTTACTAGCAAACTTAAACTTACCCCTAGCTGTGTTTAGTAAATCTATGTCTTTGTAAGGGCTTGGAGGGTTTAGACCTTGTAATAAAAACTCACGATTAAGCGTTGGCATATCAAAGCGCCTGCCGTTGTAAGTAATGACTGCGTCTGCCTCGTCTATTAATTGATGTACTTCCTTAATCATTTGTTTGTGAGATGATTCCATAATGCTGGCAAAATGTACTTTCTTTTCGCCTACCCACTTAGCAGCCCAACAAAGAACGGATGAAGCATCAATTAGTTGATTAATACTAATGTTCTGTTGCCAGAGTCCCCAATGGAATCCTGTATGTGGAGATGTTTCTATATCCAATACTAATATTTTCATGGTTTTTGGTAGATCATTGCTCCTTCGCCATTAATAATTAACGCCTGTTTTCTAGGAGTTCCGCCATCTTCAACGAAAGAGATATGAATCCACCTATCAAACTCAAGAATAAGCTGGTCGAAAGGAATGTCGGAAGTAATAATATCAGCAAAAATAATTTGAGGACTGCCATAAGCGTTAGATGTAAAGTCGCAAGCCAGACCTTGAGTGTGCTTAGAGGTTCGTTTGCTGCCGAGTAAATCATTAAGCTCAGGACAGCGATAACCAGAAGATACATATATGGGTGCGTTAAGTAAACTTCTAACATTTTCCATTCCGTTTGCTAATATACATAAATTGTCTAGTATTCCTTCATGAGGAGTATTGTCTATACCTTTTCTTGTAGCCGTTTGGCTAAAGGTAAACTCTTCTAATGTAAAGTGTGGTGTTAACCTTGTCATAGTTGAAACAGCTCCATAAGATTGAGCAATGATTCATTGGTGGGAGTTGACGGTAATCTTCCAGACCCTTTTTTCATTGGTGTTGTTCCGTAAGATAAATTATCTAATGCTTTCCCACCACCACTATACAATATATTTCCAAGCAAACCGCCTTCATCTGCCATATATTTATACGAATCTGCCATGTATCCTAGTATAGAGTTTCTATCTGGTGATGACAATAGACTGTTTTCATTAGCAAGTAAGTCTGCTGACATTACAGAGCCTGCACCTATACCTGCATATTTAGGATTAAACTTTGCAAATTTACTTCTTATGTTTGCTGGGTTATATATTCCTATATCTTTCCAGTCATTGTATCGTGGATTTTCTTTAACAGTAAACCCATCAAAATTATTGTCTTTAATTGCTTTTTGTATATTTGGGTTTTCTATATCTTTCCAATTTCCTTCTTTTATATAATCCCATTTAAAACCATCTTCAAAATTTTTTGGTTTTTGTAATTTTCCATCAAGAATTTTTGCTCGTATAAACATTTCTTTCTTTAAATCAAGTTCATTTTTAAATGTTTTATTAAGGCTTGTTTGTATTTTTTTTATATCTTTTGGGTTGTCAAAGTTAAATATATTTTTAGATTTTATTTTTAAAGGTAAAATATTTGGAGCAGGTAAAATGCCTTTTTCTTTAGCTATTTTTTCAAATTCTGGAGATAAATTCCTTACATTACCAGCAAAAGTGTTAGCCATATTAGCATTTGGTGAAACAAAAATAGCATCACTACCATACTCACTAGACTTATCTATATTAAAATTATCAAATGATTTTTTAGTACCATGATAATAAGTCTTATCATCAAACCCCAAAGCCTTTGCTCTATCTGCTGCTGTATTATCAGCTTGTAAACCTAAACGCCTTACACCTTCATAAGCAGCATCCATGTTTAGAGCTTCATCCATTAGCTCCAACAGTCCTCTTAATTTAGCCATTATTTAGTTAATCCGTTTTTTTTCTCATAACTTCTTAAACCTCCTAGGCCAAGCATACCCATTAAGACGGGCAACATAGTAGAAGTATCAGCCTGTGGGACTATTATACCCAAAGGATGTAATAAAGGCGATACAAGAAAGTTAATAGCAAATCCTGCTACACATACCCAGCCTACTGCTGGTCGCCATCCTGCTTGAAACCATGCACCTTTAGCATCCTCTTTGTTGACAGCTATCTGTGCTATGGCTATCTCATGGGCCTGCTTCTCTGCTAGTGTAGATATTTCAAAGGCTAGTTTTTGTTTAGTGTCTGCATCAGGTATAAATTTATCTAGTATTGCTGCGACTGGTGCTATAAGGGCTGATAACATTATTTACTCCATACTTTAGACATAGTGAGGCATAGCAGTCCTGCCCCTATACCTGTAACAATTGCTTCGGTAGATGGTCCACCAAAGTGTGTAGGGTGAGTCATCATATCGGCTACTGCGGTAAAGAATCCAATAGCACCTGCCATGGCAAACTTGTTATCTGATAAACTTTTGTTGCCATATATAACTAATGCTACTGTAGCTATAGAAGCAATTACGCCTACCTGCAATGCTTTTTGCCAGTGATACATTGTAATCGCTAATAGGTTTCCCTGGGTCATCATAACCATGCAAGAGGTAGTAGATTCAGCAAGTCTTTTTATAAAAGTGTTGACATGATTCATTAGTAAATCCATCCATATAATATACAAGCAATGACAGGGCTAATAGGTAGCACTGCTAACAGTGTAAGTATCGCAAGAAAAATTTTACGCATGAGTAATGATGGCATAGCAGTAGCTCCATAATAATACGATTGCAAAACAAATGATGACGGTAGTTTCTTTCACAGCCCACCCAAGCTAATTAATACTTTTATTAATAAGAATACAATGCCTGCAAATACCGCCATGATAATCTTCTCCATCCTAGCAAGCCTTGCATTAATGCCTTCGTAACGAATGGCACAAACTTCTTCATGCGTATGTAAGTCTGCTTTTACTTCTTGTACTTGGTTAGTTGATGCCATTATTTTCCCTTCGGTGCGTTGTATAAATTGATTGGGGGTAGGGTTAATTCTTGCCACATTAAATTAACCCACCTACAGGTATTGGAGTTTTGTCTTGAAATTGACCCGCAACCCCTAAAGCGTCCACTGCACTTGTGGGTGAAATTAACCCATACCCAAAAGATTGACTAAGAGTGTTTAATAGATTGCCTGGAGCATCTATCATTTGCTGTGATATTGGATTGTTAATAAAATTGCTAACAGACTGTGACTTACTTCTAACCCCACCTTTTCTTTCTATATCTTGCAGCATTTTTATAACAGCTTTTTGTTCAGCTTCAGTGCCATTAATTAGAATTTTTTTCATATTTTCTGCTACAGCAGGAGCAATTGTTTTGTTGCTTATTTGGCTATTAATAAACGCAATGCCTTGAGCAAGAAAGTTTCCTGACGTAGGAATATTAGCGTCAGCAGCTTGCCTTAGTTGTGTAGGTGAACCACCAGCTATTGATGTTGTTGAACGAACTCTTCTGGAACTGTATTTTGCCAACGCTTCAAACTCTTTATACTTTTTGTCATCCATGCCAACTAATTTTTGTATTGCATTTTTTTGTCTATCTGTGCCAAAAACTTTTTGTGCAAAATTACCACCTGTAAATTTTTCAGCTTTATTTTGTACGTCATTAAGAATCCCAGTTTTAAATACTTCCAATTGATCTGCGTCAAGAGTTTTTACTAATTTATTTAATTCTGCAACATCTAGTTTTAAGTAATTTCTTCCTTTGTCATATATTTCTTGTAATTTAATTTCATCGGCAAACTCTTCATTTGCTGCTTTGTATCCAGGGTTATTATCTTCTATTACTGCATTAAATTCTCTTTTTCTTGCTACTTCATCACGAATAGAATTCCCTTTCATAAGGTTTACACGTATATCTTCATCCATGGTCCTTTTAATTGCTTGCAAATATTCAGTAGGAATTTCATCTAATTTTATAAACTCCTCATAAGTTGGAATATCTTTATTGCCTTGCCATGATCTTGCTTGTTGTTTATCTCGCCATGTATTGTAATGCTTTTTAATAAGCTTGCTTTCCAGCATATTAAAATCACCATCACCAATTTGACTGATAAACTTATCTTTTCCTATAAGAACTTTTCTTGCTTCAGGGTATTTTGCTTTTGCTTTTTGTGCTTGTCTTTCTACAATTTCTTGAAGATAAGTATTGTCTATATTAGCTCTTTTTACCCCCCAAATATTAGCTAATCGTTGAGTAATTGCTTGAGGTATTTTTGCAATTCTTCCTCCCATTACATCATATATAGCATCATCTGATACGGTAGGAACTGCTAAAGAACGTCTAGCTTCATTCTCTAAAGCTTTATTGACCTCAAAGATTTGAGGAGCATCCATTCCTACTTTTTTCATTCGTTTTAGTTCGTCTACAATTTGTTGTGATGTATATCCAGCATTTTCTAAACTTAAAGCAATGCGTTTTACCGCTTCATTTTGTGCTTCAGGAAAGTCATCAGCCCCTCTGGATAATGTTACTAAAGCATCTTTAGCTGCTCCAAAAGTTTTAGTAACTCCTTTTATTGCACCAGCCATTAATGGCGAAGCTAAAGTACCTCCTGCTGCATAAATACCTGTAGTCCATGAAGGTATGTCTTCTGCTTCTGGTGCAACTCCTACGCCAGTAAGACCACCTACAGCACCGCCTCCTATCATCAATCTTTTGGCTTTATCAGCTAAAGAAGCTCCAGGCATACCCATAATTGTTTTATAAACTTTAGGAAATTTTTGAAGAGTTTTTAATGCAAGAGTTCCAGTTAAAACGCCAGCAGCTATACCCATAATAATAGACTCGCCGGCATTTTCTACTTGGTAGTTTTTAAGTTGCGCCCTTAATTGATTTCTAGTTTTTGTGTAATCTTCACCAAAAACAGATCTTATTCCAGCTTCTATTTCATCTTGATTGTCTGCAAAAACATAACTTGCCATACTTCTAGCTTGTTCAGCAGTTTTATTATAGCCTCTTGCATCAAGCTCTCTTATATATTGAGCTTCGTCAGTTGTGTAAGGTTTTTCTGTAGTAACGTCTTTGTTCCAAATAGACTCAGTAGAAGGCTCGTAGCCTCCTGGCACAAGACTTTTGTCTTCTGGCAACAAATCTACTGGATTAACGTCTTGCCAATTTTCATTGCCATCAATTTGAGTTTCATACCCTTTAACCTCTGTTGGAGATTTTGGTACTAAATTTAAAGGTACATCTTCCCATAAATCATTAGGATCTAAAGCCATGTCTTTTCCTTATTGTGTTTTAGGTACTTGCCATTTAAAACTTCCGTCTGGCTGCTTTCTGTATGTGGCTACTTGACCTGTCTGTAAAACAGTAGTAAGACCTTCGTATGCTTTTCCTTCATCAAGACGAGAATACATATCGTCAGCATTTGTAGCGCCAGTTTCTGCCATATAGGTTTCTTTGTATTTTGCGTAAGAATTAGAATCTAAAGCTTTGTTATATTTGCTAATAGAGTCTACGCTAACCCTTAACCGTCTTTCAGTCAATGCTTTTAAGGTTGATCGTTCCATGTTTCCACTACCAGTAAAGACAGATATTAAGAAATCTCTTTCTGCTGGTGTATCAAGACCTCTAGCGCCAATACCTAATAAGCCTATCAACGGAAACACATCTGCGCCAAGCAAAGCTTGTAACTCTTCAGTAGAAGTAACTTTTGATAATTGTGCCGCCATTTCTGGGTTTGAAGACAATCTGGTTCTAATTTTATTAATTTGTGTTAGTGGTTGACTTAAGGCTCCTACTTGAGCTTCTGAAATTAAATTAAATGCAGCTTTAACTCTAGGTAAATTTTCAAAAGCACTTACCGCTCTTTCTCTTGTTTTGTTTAAATATTCTACCGTTGCATTACTGCCGCCTTTTTGTACTCCAGTATCAACTTGAACATTTACACCTTTAGGAGAAAAATCTAAAACTTCTAATTTACCATCTTTGTTTATTTGGTAAGTATAAGGAAGTCCGTTTTTATCAGTTCTTGGATACGTTCTGCCTTGTTGTACTTCAAAAGCTTTTAATTGTGTTTCAGAAAGTATTTGACCTTTTTTAGAAGGATTGCCTTCGTTTACAATTTCGCCAGTTCTTTTATTGTAAATAATATTATCTGGAGATGCTGAACTAAATTCATCTTTAGAATTTGCTGCGGCAATGCTTGCTTTCATAGAAAGGGCTTTGTCTACCTCTAACGCTCCATTTTTTACAGCATCATCAATTGCTTTTATTGGATCAAATATTCCTTGGTATTTTGTATCCAAGGTATTTTTATTTGCTTCTGCAAAGCTTACAGGATCTTCTCCGAGTAAACTGTTTTGAAGAAAATTTTGTATTGAATCAGTTGCAAGACCATATTTTGGCGCTACAGGAGTTTCAAGATCAACATTTGTTGGAGCTCCCATTAAACTAGAGCCAATTTGTAAATTGCTATCTTTCATTCTTGTTGGAGCAATAGTTACTTGTTGAGCCATGTCTAGCACTTGTTTTCCTGTGTTTGGATCACCCCAGGTAGACAAAAATTTATCTTTAGCTTCTTGTTGACTTTTTGCTCTTTGCATTTCTTGAAGCTTTTGCCTCATCATTGCTTCTTTGCCTAATTCGTCATAAGTCCCTTGTGATGCTTGCATTCCAGACAAACCTGCTTTTGCAAGGTATGGTATAGCACTTCCGTAACCCTGATTTTTAGGTTGAGCTAAATAAGCAAGACCAGTATTTAATAAACCTTTGTATAAAGCTTGGTCTTTTGCTTTTGCCATAGCCCCTGGGCTTAACAAATTCATGTCTTGCATTTCTTTTAAATAGCTTGGCTGACTTGCGCCAAAAATATTTATTCCTGAACCACCAATATCTTTTAAGAAATCTAAGTTAAATGCCATAATTTATCCTCTATACCTTTTTCTATAATCGTCAGCTTGTGAAAGTTCAGCCGAATAAACTGCATTTGGTCTTGGTACATTAATTGCCATTGGCTGTTCTCTTGTTGCATAATTGCCAGCAATGACTTGTGGCGAAGTTCTTGGTTGTATTGGAGGTGTTTCTTTATTTGCCATTTGATATGCCTGTAAGCCTAAACCTAAGCTATTAGAATCAACCATATCTACGCCTTGATCCATTATGTCTCCAACCTGTTTTACCCCTTTATCGTACAAATTTGGCGAAATAGATTGAGTCGCTTGATTAGCATAAGAAGGTAAGCTAGAAAATGCTCCAACAGATTCGCCAGTTGCGTTTGCAAATTGACCTAAATGTTGCAAATTATTGCTACCTAACTCTGCGCCAACTCCTGATGCAGATTGCATGAAACTTTCAGGCATATATGATCCTACTCCTTCAAGAAGACCAGAAGTTGAATTGCTAAGTGCCTCGCTACCTACATCAAATAAACCACCTGCGCCCATAACTTTATCGCCTATGCCTGCTGTAGCTCCGCCAATTAAGGCAGATTTTAATGGATCTTTTCCTTGTACTAAACCCATACCGGCGCCTAGCATTGCTCCCATTAACATTGGTTTCATTATTTACCTCCCCCACCTGATTGTGTTGTAGTCTGATTAACAGGCGCAGGTGCTCCGTACGCTGCCGCTAGATAATTGCTTAGTTGTTGTTGAGGGGCATTTGCTTGATAAGTAAATCTATTAATATCCCCTTCTAACGCTTGCCTTGCATAATCTTCTTTTGTTTGCCCTACACCAGCAAGTTGTTGTATGTCTCCATAATCTGCTTGTGCTAAAACTGGAGCGTTAGCAATAGCTTGATTTTGCATTCCACGCTCTTGCCCATAATTTTGGTATGCTAATTTAGAAGCTGTGTCAGTTAATGCTGTTGCTAAGTTTTTAGATGCTTGTGACTCCATTTCACCCATAGCACCTGATCCATATCTGCCTGATGCAGCAGTTCTACTACCAATATCTCTAATAGCTGTGTTAAATTGATCTACCACAGGTCTTGCTGCGGCTGACATCATTCCTGAAAAATAAGGGTTACCAGCCGACAAATAATCGCCACCAATAGTGCTTAATTGTTGAGATTGAGCTGCTGGAAGTAA